GTCGGCTTACTTGCGACCTCCTATGAGGTTGAACGTGTGTGTTAATTCTAACACTTGCTTACTATATAGTCAAGTTTATTTGTATTTCCTGATACAGTTTTACGATTCTTTTAACATTTCATCACGAATTCTTCTTGCTTGTTCGTTATGATCACACAATTTAGACATCCAGATCCTTTCATCCAAACCAACTTCACCATCAGTTGAGATCATGCGACAACAAATATCTATTATATTATTTCGATAGTTAGTGCTTAACATAGTCCAATAATTTAGTCGGTAGAGAATTTTTAACATGGTCTATTGCTGCTGGTAGTATAGCATACTCTTGTCTTTGTATTGCTTTTGTTAATGATACTATATCATCCTCTGGTAAAATAGGAACCTTTCCTTGAAGAATTATTTCACCACCATCCAGTTCTTCATTAACATAATGGACAGTACATCCTGTTTCTTCGTCACCTGATTGCATTGCCTGTTCCACTGCATGTAATCCCTTATACTTAGGAAGTAATGATGGATGTACATTAATAATAGGAGCAGGAAAGGCATCAGGATTTTTGATTATTCTCATGTATCCTGCAAGAACTATAAGATCTACTCTCCATACCTTGAAGAGATCTATCATCTTATCTTCATCCTTTGCATTAACATAACAATGAGGAACACCAAATTTTGCTGCTCTCTTTAAAGCACCACATTTCTTTTTGTTGTGTATCATTACCACAACTTCGTGCTTAGTACAGGTTCGGAGTATGTTCTCGAAGTTGGTTCCGTTGCCAGAACACATAACACCTAGTCTCATTCTTGTAGCTCGTCTAATCTATATGGTGAATAGTTAGGTTTGTCATGGTACTCTTTTAAGGCTTCCAACATAATCTCTTTCAATTCTGACCTTTCTTTATCATCAAAGATTGGCCATACCTTAAAATTAGCAGGAGGATAGATTGGATTACCATCAGCATCAAGAGGATAAACATTGTCCTTACCCCTGTAAGTAGGATCAACGGGACCACTCATCCCTTGAGTATCAATCTTACTCATAGTGGTTTTCCATCCTTATCAACAAGACCCATCTTCTTTACAGCACCTAAATTAGATTTCTCCGATTTCTTTATCCTTTTATATTCTTTAATAATTTTATCCACCTCATTCTGAGGTATATTCACCTTTAGTTCTTCACCTTTAAATCCTTTACCAGTCTTCTCAATATAATCATTAATCTTGAGTTGGATATCCGCCTCTATGATCTCATTGATTTGGTCTCGAAGTTCATCACTCATTTTCTTTTCTTCCCCTTTTTAGGTGGAGTAGCTTTAATTCCCCATAAATTAGGTCTGGTTGTACCATGCCCATAATCAATTTTTTGAATTGAACCTTTTCCATACTTATCATAGTATAAATCAAATACATTTGCCATCTTTTCAGAACGAGTCACATCTAAACGTGTCTCTCCTTCAACAACATAGGTAACATTAAAAGCATCAGTGGGAAGACTCCTATCTAATGACTTTTCTTGTGTAGTTTTTTCTAAAATAATATCACACCAGTAGTCTTTAGGATTAAATTTTACCTCTTCCTTCTTTTCTTCATCCACTTTCTTTTCAGTTGTAGTGGTCATGATCTACCACCCCATGTAATATCTGGATATGCTTCTTTTACTTGATCATATGTTACAGAATATTCTTCATTCAATCTACCATCCTTTGCAAGTATTACAACTCTTGCTTCACTTGGATGAAGACCCTCAAGCATCTGAATAAACATAGTCTCACGACGAATACCATTCAAGGCATCATTGCCACCCTTCACAAAATGGTAAAGATTTCTTTGCTCTCTACGAAGAGAAGTATGATCTGTTCCTTGTGGACTATCATTTGGTGTAAAAGGAACATCACCTTCTGGAATCATAGAAATAACTGTCTCGTCAAAATTCCATATAAGAATAGAAACTAATGCTTCATTACGATACTCTTTAAGTGCCTCTACCTTTGCAATTTTAGATTTCTGACTAGAAACATAATCTAAAATCTCATTTACAAATGGATTAGGTGGTAATGTAGGTTTCTTAGCAGCCCTTTTTTTAAGAGGTTTTGCTACAACTGTACTACTCTTCCTCGGTTTCTTCTGTGGTGTTGATGTCATAATTGTTTTCAATTCTTAGGGCTAAAATTTCATCAGGAACTAACTGTCCATTTTCATCAAACATTTCTGGATGAGTATACACTACTTGAGGTGTTGTTTCATAAGAATGCTGTCTTGCCATCCATCCTATCATACCTCCTACTAATAATGCAAGAAACGACACTACTGTTGTAAGTGTCAGTGTTACTATGGTCATGTCCATAATACTCCTCCAAGAGATTTACTTTTTTCTAATGTCTAAGTAAAAGTTAAAGTGAAAAATAATTTCCCTATTCCAGAGAGCAATTAATTTTCCAAACTTTACTTGAAATGTTTTTGGTGGGTCTGGTTTTTTCCTCCTATTTCGTAACAGTAATTCCACTCCCCGATTCATTTCGGGTTTGCTTTTATTTAGAGTTCTTTTTTCTCCTTCCTGGTTTTCGGTCACGACTATACCTCCATGCATCTTCTAATATACTGTACAAGTAAGCTCTTATCTTACGTGCTTTAGGTTTTGGTATATGACCATATGCTTCACGCAATTGTTTATGATTGTTATCTGCACCTCCTTTAATATATTGTTCAAGTTCTAATACTTGATCAGATATTTCAGCAGCAGTAGAACTCTCAATAAAAGCATCAACTTCATATTTTTTTGTCTTACGATATTCTAGAAACTGATAAAACTTCAATTGCATCTTACCATCAAACGCAAGTTCAATGGCATGTTCAATCATATCATATACAGTTTCAAAATCGTCAAGTTTTTTCATTAGACTAATTTCTTCTCCTTAAGATACTGAACTGTTTCTACACATCCACCAAGATTGGTAGAATCTATAACCACTTGAGGGAATGTGGTTCCCTCACCAAACTGACCATAGAATGCTTTCTTATCAAAATGCTCATCTAGTTTATAAACGACATGTCTTAACTTTGCCAACTCTAACACTTGCACTACCTTTGTGCAATAAGGACATCCTTCTTTGGAATAAACAGTAAAATTCATACTGACTGTCTAAAATTTTATTTAGTTTGAGCAACTACTGAAGCCCAATCAGCATCAAATAATTCCAATCCTTTATCTGTAAGAACATGGTTATACATCTTCTCAAAAACATTAGGTGGCATTGTTACTACATTAGCACCAAGAGCAAAAGAAGTAGAGACTGCTTTCACTCCTCTGATAGAAGCAGAAAGAATTTCAGTCTTTATCCAATGCCTTTGGTAAATTTCTGAAATATCTTTAATTACATCTAACCCATTAACTGAATTATCGTCAAGTCTTCCTACAAATGGTGAAACATATGTTGCTCCTGCCTTTGCAGCAAGTATTGCCTGTGCAGCATCAAAAATCAATGTAACATTAACCTTAGTACCATCCTTTGCCAACTGATTACAAGTATAAAGACCATCAGGTGTACAAGGAACCTTGATAGTAGCAACCTCTTGGAACTTAGAAGCAAGTCTACGACCCTCAGAGGTCATCTCTTCACGACTTCCTACTACTTCCATACTGATATCTCTTACACCTGCTTCAGCAAGTTCTAAGTACACATCTTCAGGATCTCTACCACTCTTTCTAATAAGAGTAGGGTTAGTTGTCACTCCATCAATTAAACCAGTCTCAAAATGATTAAGGATTGTTGAGACATCTGCTGTGTCTAAAAATATTTTCATAAGAATAATTTGTCTAGAGTATCTATAAAAAGAGATAAAAAAAGAGACCCTTTGTGAGGGTCTCCTTATTGTATCAGGTCAATATCAGTTTGTCTAGGAGATCTTTGCATGTGGAGCAAAATCTTTTCCAACTTTCATACCAAGATATAAAATATCTGTCCAAAATTCTGGATTCTTAGAATTATTCTTTAAGGTATCGTGGAAAAAGTGTAACATCATTAATTTAGTTTGTGCTATGTATATACCTTTACCCCCTTCATTATAAAGATTAGTAATATGTTCTTCAAATTGATTATATTTTTGAGTCTTTTTAAAATATGGTTTGACAACCTTATAATATTTTTCAAAATCTTTTGTGGTATATTTACTAGAAGTTCTTTTATTAAATTCTTCACTAGATACAGGATATTTATTGTGGTCATTTTTAAATGTTATACCACTTCCTCCCTTATCTTTTAAAAGTTTCATCAACATTACAAGGGGTGCTAATCCTCCTCTAGCACCAGGTGTTGCTCTAATAAAAGTATTAAAATTAAGATTACCTGCTTGAGATCTAGAACCAGCATGTCCAATATCAATTTTAAAAGTTCCATTATCAAATTTTACAGTAGTTGCTATTGCATCACCTTCAAAAATATTATCAACAACAAACTCAATATCTTTCGATTTATATTTTTCAATCTCTGCCATCTTCATATTAGCAGGAGTGATGTTAACAAATTTAAGTCGTGCCTCTTGTCTAGGTGCTATTTTTTTAAGAGATAATCCAATCAATTTTTTATCATCAAACAGATTGATTAACAAATTATTTAATTCTATAACATTAGAAGTTTTTGGTGTAATATTTTTGTCTATTAATTTTTTAACATCATTCATTTTATAAAC